ATCAGCTCAGATTGTAGATTCTGCAGGGGTTGGAGTGGCCAATGATAGAGATTTTTTACAATATAGAGATACCAGTTTTATGTCAGAATTTAACAATTTAGAGGTTCAAGGAACTCCTAAATATTACAGTAACTGGGACCAAGATACTATAGTTGTGGCTCCGACACCTGATCAGACCTACACTATACAATTAAATTATATCTTGAAACCAGATGGATTATCTAGTACAGTTCCCACTACATATTTAAGTCTGAATTTTCCCAACGGACTTTTGTATGCATGCCTGGTGGAGGCATATGGTTTTTTAAAAGGGCCAAATGATCTCTTGCAATTGTACGAAGGAAAGTATAAACAAGTGGTAGAAGGCTTCTCAATAGAACAAATGGGAAGAAGAAGACGAGATGAATATCAAAGTGGTGTTCCTCGTATAGGTAAATAGGAGATAAACATGGCAATAACACAAGCAATTTGTAATTCGTTTAAAAAACAACTACTAGAAGGCGATGCTAATTTTTCAAGTTCAAGTGGTGACAAATTTAAGTTAGCTCTTTATACTTCTTCAGCGACTCTAAACTCAGCGACAACTTCATTTACAACCACGAACGAAGTTAGTAACAGTGGTCAATACACTTCTGGTGGAGGAGCACTTGTCAATTTAGCAACTTCAATAACAGCTGGCGTAGCAAGAGTAGACTTTGCAGATAGATCTTTCACTGGAGTTACTATAACTGCAAGAGGAGCATTAATCTATAATACATCATCAGCGGTGACAAACGCATCTGTATGTGTCTTAGATTTTGGAGGAGATAAAACAGCTACTTCAGGCGTATTTACAATTCAGTTTCCACCACAAACATCAACCGCAGCGATTTTAAGAATCTCTGGTTAAGTAGGAGGTAAACTCCTATGGCAGGTTGGTCACAAAATACCTGGAATACAGGTTCTTGGGGAACGGGCGTAGATAATATCGTTATCCCTACGGGGATTCTTGCGACCACTGCAGCTGGTTTTTTAACAACCAATTCAACTGTCGAAGAAGGTTGGGGTAGAGATCAGTGGGGTGCAAGAGCATGGGGTAATCCAAGTCAAATTGTAGTTCCTACCACACCCGAAGATGATCTCACTGCATTTTTAGGTTCTGTTTCTATTACAGCTGAAATTAATGCAGGTTGGGGTGCAAAAAATTGGGGTGATAATGCTTGGGGTATAGCTGGAAATCTTCTTGCCACAGGTTTTCCTTTGACAGGGGCTTTAGGTAGTCCAACAATTCACATTGATGTAACTGCCACCACTTCAACAAATAACGGTCAATTAATGACCGCTAGTCTTGGAACTAATACAAATATAGATATTCAAACAAAAGTATTTCCGTCAGGTTTTCCTTTAACAGGTGCGCTAGGAACAGCTGACGCTGGCCCTGATGCAATGGCTACAGGTATTGCAATGTCCATGGGACTTGGAACTATTGAAGCCTTTAACCAAACTGGTTGGGGCAGACAGTTTTGGAATGTAAATGCATGGGGAGTTGAGGGTCAATTTGCAAATGTTGATGTAACAGGTGTTGCAATGACAGCAGCCGTAAGTGCACCACAAGCTGTTAAGGGAGATGCTAATTTACAATTAAATACTTTAAACGTAGCACAAGCGACTCTCGGTAATGTAGATCCAGCCCCTGATGCAATGATCATCGGTCAAGCGATGGTTGCGAATTTAGGTAACGCCGCTGGTCTAGCTGGAGCAGGAGCAGATCCAACTGGACTTCCAATGACTGCTACTTTAGCTAGTGTTACAGCCGTTCCAAGTCAAGAAGTAAATGTAACAGGCATAGCCATGAATGCTCAATTAGCTAGTGTGACAGCTATTATTCACGTGGATGTTTCAGTGACTGGTTTAGGGTTGACTATGGCTCAAGGAAATGGTAATGCTCTAATCTGGAACGAAGTTAATACAGGTTCAGCACCTATAGATCCTCCAGGTTGGCAAGAGGTGGCTGCATAAAGAGTTTGACACAAACTCATTATTTTAATAAAATGAATACACAAGGAACAAAATATGGCGAATTCAACATCTGCTAACCTAAAACTTACAGTTCAAGCAACTGGTGAAAATTCAGGAACTTGGGGACAAATTACAAATACTAATTTATTAATTCTAGAGCAAGCGATTGGTGGCTTTACAACTTTCAACGTAACCAACGCCAATAGAACTTTAACATTTTCTAATGGTGCATTATCAAATGGTAAAAATATAGTTATTAAATTAACAGGGACCCTTGCAGCGAATAGAACAGTTAGTATACCAGATTCAATAGAAAAAACTTTTTTAGTTCAAGATGCATGTGATCACGCAGGAAATACTTTAACTTTTAAAACAGCATCTGGAACGGGTGTTCTTTTATGTGAAGGTAATTGCTACAATTTATATTCTGATGGGACTAATATTGAAAAAGTAAACGAATACAGAAAATGGAGAGCAGTATCTGCGGCTGAAACAGTCCAAGCAGGTGCAAAACTTTTAGTAAATACAAATGGTGGAGGAGTTACAATTACGCTTCCAGCGTCACCAGCTACTGGAGATGAGGTCCATTTTGTAGACCAAGGTTATGATTTTAATTCTAACGCATTGACTGTCGGTAGAAATTCTTCTAATATAGCTAACTCGGCAGCGGATCTTGTTGTTAATACACAAGGCGCAGCTTTTGGATTAGTGTTCTCAGGAGACGCTACAACAGGATGGACTTACACGGAGAAATAATATGGCAAATTACGAAGCAACAAAATACGATTTTTCTGGAGCAAACCTTACAGGTATCGAAGGAATTCCTACGGCAACTATTGTGCCGTGGTCTTCATCTTCTGTACCAACAGGTTTTTTAGAATGTGACGGAGCAGCAGTTTCAAGATCAACTTATTCTGCATTATTTGCTATTGTAGGTACAACTTATGGAGCTGGTGATGGGGCCTCTACTTTTAATTTACCTGATTTACAAGATAACGTAGCAGTTGGAAAATCTGGAACTAAAGCTTTAGCATCAACTGGTGGAGCTAATACTGTATCATCGGGTGGATCTGTGAGCACCAATATTTCAGGAACAGTGGGTGGTTCGACAGCTAATGCTACTTTATCGGAAGCACAATTAGCATCACACAGTCACAGTTTTACAAGACTTAATAATGCGACAGGTCCAGGTAGCAATGTACCTGCGAATCAGACAGGTCCCACAACTCAACAAAACGTTAATAACACAGGATCAGGGACGGGTCACTCGCACAATATGAGTGCAACTTTTTCAGGGACTGCTAGTAGTACTTTTTCAGGCACCGCAACTTCAGTTGTTCAACCTTATATAGCAATAATTTACATAATTAAGACATAGGAGAAAAAATGGCAACTAACGCAAATTGGACAATAGTATTTGAAGACAAATGTATTATTAAAAATCATGCAGAAGGTGCTTCTAAAGGTGTTGGTTATATTATTTCTGATGATTCTTTTTGGGGACAAGATAAGTTTTCTAACATTTGGGCTATTCAATATGGAACATCTAATCCAACTGACACGGTAGAATATAGAGACGGAACCCCTCACTCCACTTGGGAAGATGCAAACCTAGGTGACATTTCAGATTTTACTACTAGATGGGATTCAGCACACTTAGCTCAATTACAAGCGGACTGGGATAATGACCCAAGAGAAGAATCTGAAAAAGGCTCAAGACCTACATCATATTCATCGTAACATTAACCAAGAAGTTAAAATATATTTTTCACCAGATAAAGGTGAATTACCTCTGTGAAGATATGGAAAAGCAGCTGGCCATATAACAATTCTACCTTTTTTTGGTTTTACTCTTTTTGAAAAATGTAAAAACTCTGTCTCACCACCTTCTTCAACATCGTTTAAATAAACGGTATAGGCAAAAGCCCTACCCTCATTCTCCATACCACGATTATGTTCTATATGCCAAACGTGATATCCTTGTGTGGGTAAAGTTTTTTGAATTTTTACTGTAGTATAAAAAAATTTTTCTTGACTATACGCTGCAGCAGCCCCTGTATTTTTTTTATAATGGTGCCATGCTAAATCAAAATTATATACTAAGGATTTTAAATCCTCCCACCAAATATCCA